CGGCGCGGGGCGCGGCGGGGCCGCGAGGGTGGCGACGGGAGGGCGGCGGGCTCGCGGGCGGGGCGGGCGGGCGCGGAGCTCGATCTCCCACGCCGCGCCCAAGAGCAGGCCGGAGAGGAGGGTGCCTACATGCTACGCACACGCACGCGCCAGGTGGGCCAGCGTATGACGTAAACGTGCGGAACCGTTGGCAAAACACGTTGACACGTCTAGGGACGAACGGTACCAAGGGCGTCCCATGACGAACCACGACATCCTCCGCGTGTGCGTCGCGGCGAACGTCTCGCCGCCGACTGTGCGTAAGTGGCTGGCCGGCAAGCCCGGCACGGAACAAGTGCGCGACCGCATCCGCGCCGCCGTGGCCCAGCTCGGGCTCGACGCGCCGCAAGCCGCGCAGGTGCAGCGTGAAGGTTGACCTCGAGGCGCACGGCTGGACGCTTACGCCGGACGGGTGGAAGCCGCCCGCATCCTGGGGCCTCGCGGGCCGATGGGGGCGAGCGCAGGCCGAGGCGCACACGCATGCGCGCGAAGCCTTCTCGGCGCTCTCCGAGCGCGGATGGGACGTGCCCGGCGAGTACCGAGGCGAACGGGTCGCGACGTTGGGGCGCTACGTCCGGCACCCGGTGCACGCGCCTCGGTTCGTGGTACCTAGCACGGCCTTGCGTCGCGAGGGGCTTCCGCCCCTGCACCCGTCGACGCGGCTTGTAGGGGTGCGCTAATGGCCGCGAAGAAGGGCAAGGTCGTTCGTCTTCGGCCGTCTGAGGAAGTCGAGGAGGCGCCGCGCGAGCTCGAAGGCGGGTGGCTCGACCACCTGGTCTTCCGCACGCTGGCTAACGGGCGCAGGGTACCCGACGACGGCGTGACGAACGTCGTCGCGACGTTGCGGCATCATCCCGCGTGGCAAGGCGTGCTCGCGTTCGACGTGTTCCGCCAGACGGTGGTGACGACGAAGCCGCCGTCGTGGCACGCGACGGATGCGCCTCCCGTGGTGCGCGCAGGGACGTGGACGGACGCCGATAGCGTGCGCCTCATGTCGTGGCTCCGACGCGAACCAAGCTTGCAGTTGAAGGCCGGTCGAGAGACGGTCGACGCGGCCCTCCTCGTCGCGAGCGAGGGCAACCCCATTGACCCACCGCGTGCGTACCTCGACGACTGCAAGTGGGATGCAGCCTCGCGCGTCGGCGGCACGGACCCGGACGTCGTGTCTTGGTTGACGACGTACCTCGGAGTGCCCGACTCGCTCTACACGCGATGGGTCGGCCGCTGGTTCCTCATATCGGCCGTCGCGCGCATCTATGCGCCTGGCTGCAAGGTCGACACGGCCCTCGTCCTCGAGGGCGCGCAGGGCGCGATGAAGTCAAGCGCAGCCCGTGCGCTCTTCGGCGAGTGGTACAGCGACACGCCGCTCGACCTCGCGAGCAAGGACCGGTTCGGCGCCGTTCAGGGCGTGTGGGGCTACGAGCTGGCCGAGTTCGACCAGTATTCGCGCCACGAGGCGAGCATCATCAAGGCGTTCGCGTCGAGCGCGAGCGACAAGTACCGACCACCGTACATGCGACGCGACGTCGTCGTGCCGCGACGGTGCGTGTTCTTCGCGACGATCAATCCGGCGCAAGAGTACCTGCACGACGAGACGGGCGGCCGCCGATGGTGGCCCGTGCGCGCGGCGACGGAACACCCGATCCTCCTCGACGAGCTACGTCGCGACCGTGACCTCCTATGGGCCGAGGCGCGCGAGCTCTACTTGTGCGGCGAGCGGTGGTATCCGACCACACCCGAAGAACACGAGGCGTGTCGCTCGGAGCAAGCCGATAGGCAATCGCGCGATGCGTGGGAAGAGCCGATTCGCGACTGGCTTCGTTCTCAGTATGGCGGCGAACTCACGATCTCGGAAGTGCTCGAAGGCGCCTTGAAGCTCGAAACGAGCCGATGGGGACGGCCTGAGCAAATGCGCGCTGGCGCCATCCTTCGTGCGCTTGGGTATGTGCGCCACCGAGTGCAACACAACGGCAGTCGTGGTTACGTCTACCGGCAGGGCGAACCTTGATCGCCTCCCTCCTCCCCCTCCGAAACGGATACTGCGCGAGCGTCGTCATCGACGAGGCGGCCGACCCGGTCGAGGTGCGCGCGGTGCTCTCCGTGCCTGCCGGGCGGCTCGTGGCGCTCGACGAGCCGAATGGTAGGTACAACGCGCGTCGCGTGGTTGACGACGAGGCGGCGCACGACCTCGCGGCGCAAGTCGTGCCGCTCTGGCAGGCGCACGGCGTCGAGCGCGTCCTCGTCGTGCGGCCCGAGAAATCGTGGAAGAACACCGAGCACGGCTCGGAGGCGTCGCAGCGCGTCGCCGATGTGATAGCGATGTCGTGCCCCGAGGGCATCGAGCTCCGCGCCTTGAAGGCGTGGAACAAGGGAGGGTGGACGCTCGAAGAGGTCGCCGCGCTGCCGAGCTGGCCAGCGTGGGCGAAGTACCGCGTCGCGAGAATGGCGGGCGCTCTCGCCCTCTTCGCGGCTCGAGGTGAAGCGCGCAAGGTACGCGATCCGAAGATTCTGGCGCAGGCTCATGGCATCGACGAAGGCATGGCGGGCCAAGGTGCGAACGCTGCCGCGGGGGTTACTCCTTCTCCCCCGCAGGACAAGCGCCCGCGCCTCGGGGCCCTGGGGTCGACGGCCCCAGTGGCCCCGGCGCCGAGGGAGCCGAAACACGTCGAGCCCGGCGCTCGGATTGCGGGCTTCGATCCTGGCTCTGCATATGCGGGCCTCGCGATTGCGGAAGTCGGGCCGCTCCCGTTGCGCACGATTCACGCGGATACGCTCTCCGTGGGCGAGCGCGTGCGCCTCGCCGAGCCGAAGGTTGTCGTGCGCGCAGACGGCTCGTCGAAAGTCACGATATTCCGGCACTCCGTGACGACGGAGCACGTCGACGCGCTCGCGCGAACCGTCGTAGCGCGGCTCCTCGAACACGACGTGACGCACCTCGTGATTGAGCACGTCGACGCGGTGTTCTTGTCGGCCGAGCGCGCGTCGGCGCACATGAGCCAGGCGACCGCCATCGCGCGCGCGTCGTGGCTTGACGGTGCGGTCGGCGAGGCCGCTCGAGCGGCGGGCGTCGAGGTCGTGCGCGTCAGCGCGTCGGCATGGCGCGGCGTCGTGCTCGGGCGCAGCAAGGCGGGATTCCAGGGCGACGAGCGCGTGAGAGCGGCTATCGACATCGGCTTCACCGGTTGGCCGATTGACGCTGACGAGCACGCGCGCGACGCGGCGGGCTTGTGCCTCTGGCTGCTACGGCCGAAGGAGAAGAAGGCCCAGAAGGCCGCTCGACGCCCGCTTGAAGTCCAGGCGCCCGAGCCGAAGCGCAAGCCGGCGCGCACGCTCGCACGCGAGGCGCGCGAGGCCGCGGGGTGCCACTGTACGCGACGCCACCGCTACGAATGCCCGCTTTACGTCCCCATGACCTATCGACCGCGTGCTACCATGCCAGACGGCCTACCCGTGGCCGAGGGCGTATCCCCTCCGTCTGAGGACGCGGGAGGCCGCTTATGAGTGCCAAGCTCCTTGAAGCCCTACGCGCGGGCGCTCCGTTCGCTTGGGCATGTCAGATTGCGGGCGTCGATCCCGACGCGATGCGCGCGGCGGCGCGCGAGGACGACGAGCTCGCCGAGGAGCTCGAGGCGGCCGAAGCGGAGGGCGGTGCGAAGCGCGCGAAGGCCGCGCCGGCCGTCAACCGACCGTCGCCCACGGGCAAAGGCAAGGGCAAGGCGAAGGACGAACCCGAGGGCCTCGACGCGGCCGCGTTCGAACGCGAGGCGGCCGAGTATGGCGGCGGCGCGTATGGCTACCTCGCAGCGGTTGACGCGCGCCTCGTCGCACGCGGCTTCCCCGGTATGTCGCCGTGGTGGCGCTCGCAGGTTGAAGCGTTCTACGCGAGCGGCAAACGCTGGATGATCGTCATGGCCGGCCGCGGCGCCGGCAAGTCGACATCGCTTGTGCGCATCGCAGCCACGGAGGCGCTGTTCACGCCGCGCACCATCCCGCCCGGTCAACGGTGGATATGGCCGTTCATCTCCGTAGCTACGAGCGACGCGCGGCGCCGCATCGTGGAGTTACAGGCCATCTTCGCGGCCCTCGGCGTCAACCTGACGCCCAAGTACCCGCAGGGCCACCCGACGCTCGAGCTCCTCGACGTGCGCGAGCAGCCCATCGCGTTCGTCTCGATTGCGAGCACCATCGCGGGCGTGTCGGGCCCGTCGACCATCGGGGCGACCATCGACGAGGAAGCGAAGCTCCGTGACAAGGCAAGCGGCGCGAACCCGTCGACGGAAATCCTCGCCTCGCTTCTACAGACGTTCCGCGCGCGGCCAGGCATCCGTGCCATTCGGTGCTCGTCGGCGTGGACGACGACGGGCAGCCACGCGCAGGCCATCGCAGACGGCGACACGTCGCAGAACCACATCGCACGCGTCGGGCCGGGCTTCGTGCCCGTGGTCGTCGACGGGCTCCTCGAGGTCGCGCAGCGCGAGGAGGCTCGCGGCGACGTCGAGAGCGCGAGGGCCATCCGCGCGCACGCGAGCACCATCACGGCCGACTCGGCCGCCATTCCGACATGGCTCGCGAACCCGACCATTACGGCCGTCGCGTGCCGCGACGAGGTCGACGCGATGCCCGTCGAGTCGCTTGGTGGCCTGTCGCGCGCCGCCTACTGGCTCCGCGAGAATGCCAGCGTACCGATGATGGGAGTGCATGGCTCCGCGATGGCAGGACGGCCCGACCTCGAGGGCTTCGCCCAGCGTGTGCGCGAGTTGAACCAGCGCATCACGAGCGACCGCGACGCGCGGCTAATCCAGTTCGGCGGCCTGGGTTCGCTCGACCCACGCTCGCCGTCGCATCGGAGTGCGTCACTCAGCACGCATCGCAGGCGCGTCATGTGATACAGTGGCGCGCATGGCTCACCGTCAATCGCCCGAGGCCGTCACTCGCATGCTCGCCGCCGTGAAAAGCGGTGCGTCGATTCGCTCGGCCGCGCGTGAGGTAGGCATTCACCCGGCGACGGCAGGCCGTATCGTGGCCGCTACGAGCATCACGCCTGCGGGCACCTACGGTGCGCCCGAGTACCCGATGAACGCGCCCTATGGCGGCGCCATGACCGGGCCGGGCGCGGCCGACATTCCGCCGCCTGCGTGGGCCGCGGACCAGCCGACGCCGCCGCCGACGCCGCTCAAGTTCCGCGAAGGCTACCACGATAGGACGTTTCGCGCCTACTCGGCTCCACTGGCCTTTGAGGGCTGGACAGTCGACCGCATGCGCAACGCGATTGCCGTCCACGACAATGGCGTGTTCCTCGAGTCATCGCTTCTCGCGATTGCCTCGCTCCGATTCGGCCCGGTGCTCGCCGCGCTCTCGCAGCGCGTGGCGCCGATCCTCTCGCTGCCGCGCCATATCCGCGGCGGCCTGCGCGGCGTGAGCCGCATCCTCGCGGCCGAGGTCGAGGCGCAGCTCGTGCCGCGCGCGGGCTTGCTACCGAGCCCGTACTTCCCCGAGACGATTTGGGGCTCCGTCGCGGCCGACCGCGCGATGATGGGCTTCGCCGTGCTCCAGCACGTCTACGGCGAGCCCGACCCCGAGACGGGCGTGCGGCCCGTCTATACGCGCCGCTGGCCGACGTGGGCAGTCCAGTACTACCGCTATCGGCGGACGTATGTGGCCATTACGAACGAAGGCCCCGTCGACATCGTCAGTGGTGACGGCAAGTTCACCTTGATTGCCGACGAGGAGGAGCCGCACTTCTCGGGTGCCATTCGCGCGCTCGGTGTCGAGGTGCTCGACGGTATGCTCGCGAAGCAGGCGCGGGCCCACTACATCGACCTGTATGGCAACCCGAAGCTCGTCGGCACGATGCCCACGGGCACAGGCGTGCGCACGCCCGAGGGCGACGACTTCTTCCAGGCGTTGCAGGACGTGCGCAACCCGGACGGCATCATGGTCCTGCCCGCGGGCGCGAAGCTCGACTTCGTGCGCCTTAGTGGCGAGACGAGCGGCGTATTCAAGGACGCGCTCGAAAGCGTGTGGGCCTATGTCGCGGCCATCATCCTCGGTTCGGATGGCACGCTCTCGCGAGGCACGGGCGTTTACTCGGCGCCCATCTTCGCGGGCGTTCGTCGTGACTTGATTGCGCGCGACCTCGCCTCGGTGGTTCGCGCGGCGAATCAGGGCCACGTCTACCCGTGGCTTTCGTTCAACTTCCGCAACACCATCGTTTCGGCGAAGCAGATCGGCGAGTGGGTCGAGCCCGTGCTCGACATTCCGCTTCCTGACCCGGACGGCGACGCGCGCGTGAAGAGCCAGGCCGACCGCCTCGCGGCGCTCGTGGCCCAGGTCCAGGCCGAGCGCGCGGCGGGCATGCGCATCACGCAAGAGCGTGTGCAACAACTCGCCGACGCCTTCGACGTGACGAGCCCGCCGATGCTCGCCGACCCGGTCATCGGCACGACGCCCGCGCACGACGCGACCGGTGAGAGCGTGGCCGACGCGGGGCCGATTGCGATGCTCGACACGGCCGCGGCGCGGCTCGCCGAGGAGATGACGCAACACCAGATTCCGCAGTGCGAGCATGGCAAGACGAACCGTTGCCCGGTATGCGGTATTGAGCGCGAGCGCATCCTCATCCCGCCGAGCTCGCCCGGTGCGGGCGACCATGCGTGGGGCATCCGGTGGCGGCCTATCGGCACGGGTCGCGTGCCCGCGGACGACACGATGGGAGCGCCCGAGCCGACGCCGCAGAAGGCCAGTGAGCTTGATGACGAGGCGCCCGTGGGTGCTATCGGCATGGCGGGCAAACTGAGCGAACTCCCGGCGCCTACCGCACCGACGCTGCCATAGAATGGCTCACACAAGCGCAACGGCTGTGCTATAGTCGCCCGCGTGAGCGCATACCGCTTGACGCAACAGATCGTCGCGGCGCACGCGGGTGGCCCCGTGGTGTGCCTCGACGACAGGGCTATCGGCCGCTCGTATGTGCTATCGAGTGCGCGACTGGACGCCTCGTACAACGAGCGCATCACGCGCGCCGCGCTTGAGCCCTCGCCGATGCTCGCGCCGCCCGACAAGTACGCGCACATCGACTTCACGCCTCCGAAGGGCGTTCGTGAGGCCGCAAAGAAGGGCCTCGAGCTCCGCGATAAGCACGGGCGCGGCGGCACGGCGGTTGGCGTCGCGCGAGCTCGCGACCTAAGCAACGGCAAGGCAATCAGCCCCAAGACGGCGCGTCGGATGAAGGCCTACTTCGACCGCCACGAGAGCGACAAGGACGGCGAGGGGTGGAACCCCGGCGAGCCTGGCTATCCGAGCGCGGGCAAGATTGCGTGGCTGCTCTGGGGCGGCGACCCTGGGCGCGCGTGGTGCGATAAGCTCGTGAAGCAGATGAACGCCGCCGACGAGGAGAGCTGATATGCGCGCGGAGGTTATCGGCACCACAGGCGGCACGCTCGACGTGTACGAGGCCGACCTCGATCCGTCCGTGACCATCGTCACGGTGCGCGGCCCGCTCGAGCAGCGCGCGTCGCTGCACTCGGAGTGCGGTGGCTGGACGGACGGGCACGATGCCATCGCGGAGCGCCTCTGCGCGGCTCTGTGCGAGGGCGATGTGGTGCTCGTCATCGACTCGCCTGGCGGCGCGCACGCGGGGCTTCAAGAGGCCATTCGTCGCGTGCAGAAGTGCAAAGCTGACTACGGCCGACGCATCACGGCGTACGCCGACGAGATGATCGGCTCGGCCGCCTACTGGTGGGCCGCGACGGTCGCCGACGAAATCTACTTGCCCGAGGCGGGCATCGTAGGCTCGATTGGCGCGCGCTCGTCGCACTGCTCGGAGGCCGGACACCTCGCGCAAGAGGGCGTCGAGGTGACGTACTTCGCGGCGCCCGGCGCGGGCAAGGTCGCGTTTGCGCCCGAGCTGCCGCTCTCCGAGATTGGCAAACAGCGCGGCGAGCGCGACGTGTGGATCGCTTTCGAGGCGTTCGCGTCAGCCGTGAGCTCCTCGCGCGGTCTCTCGCGTGACGACTTGATCAAGCTCGACGCAGACGCGCTCACGGGGCAGATGGCCGTCGACGCGGGCCTCGCGGACGGCGTCGCGTCGTTCGACGACGTGCTCGCCTACGCGCTCGCGATGGCGGGCGATGAGGGTGTCGCGACCTCCGACGAAGAGGCCGCGCCGACTGGCAACAACGCAAGCGGCGTAGTGGCCGCACGGAGACTGACAATGGCAGGACAGCCCGAGTCGCCCGAGCAAGTGAAGAAGCTCGACGAACAGGCCCGCAAGATGGCCGAGAAGAAGATGCTCGAGTCGCTCGCCGCGAAGTACGCCGACGAGCTCGCCGAGAAGCACGCCGAGAAGATGGCAGAGGCCGAGGATGAGGAGTCCGACGAGGACTCCGACGCCGACGCCGATTCCGACTCGGATGGTGGCGGCGACGGCGGTGGTGGTGACGGCGGCGGCGGCGGCGGTGGCGGCGATGACGCCGACATGGCCGAGGTCGAGGACGAGGCCGACGAAGACGAGGAGGCTCCTCCGTCGTCGAAGAAGGCGATGCCGCCCCCGAAGCGCATGCAGCCGCCTCCGGCGAAGCAGGACCGCTCGGTGGCCGCGCTCTTCGGCCTCCACGCGAGCGCCAGCGCGCCCGCGGTCAAGGCGGCGGCTCTGCCCTACGTCTCGCTCGCGAAGGCCGCTCTGAGCGTCACGGGCGCCCGCACGGTGCGCGAGGCCGAGGGTGCGCTTCGCGCTCTCGCCGACGACGCGGCCGACGCGGTGCGGATGCGCGCCGAGCTCCGCGCGAGCAAGGCGCGCGAGGCTCGTCGCGAGCGCATGGACCTCCTCCGCAAGCTCGCCTCGGCGAACCTGCCCGGCTACACGCGCGGCGACCTGTTCGTCGACGTCGAGTCGAATGGCAAGCTCGTGCCGGTGCCCGCGCCGATGTACGACGAGATGAAGCTCTCGACGCTTCGTGGTCTCGTGAATGGCAAGCTGAAGAGCGCGCCTTCGACGCAGGTCGCGCCGTTCCAGCCCTCGCAGACTGCCGCCGTGCAGGCTGCCAACCAGGCCACGGTCGACGTCGTCGCGCCGCAGGCCACGCAGTTCTCTGGCCGCTCTACGGCCTCGACGGACAAGCTCGCCGCGGCGGCCGCTGCACTCATGCAGATGGGCGCCTTCTCCAACGGTTGACAGGAGCCTAGACAATGACCGCCACCGCACAACTCAACGGCGCCTGGACGCCGATCTCTGACCACAACGCGATTCCCGGCTGGGTCGCTCGCCCCCTCGCGGCCTCCGCGCAGGTCGGCAAGGGCCAGCTCGTCACGGTCGACCCGGCGACGGGTTACGCCTCGCTGAACGACGGCACGGTGCCGAGCCAGATCGCCGCGGGCGTCGGCGACTTCGCCGAGCTCTCCGACACCTCGAGCACGGCCGGCGCGGCCGCGGTTCGCCTCACGGAGCGATGGTTCTACGGCCTCGCGGCCTCGACCCTGTCGAATGACGGGTTCACCGATGCTGACTTCGGCGTTCCGTTCTACATCAAGGACGAGAACACGCTCGGCAAGTTGAGCAACTACTCGGGCAGCAACCGCTCGCTCGGCGGCCTCGTGTTCGGCCTCGCGGTCGACTCTACGCCGATTGCGTGGTGCGGCCCTGTGGCCTCGCTCCTCGCGCGCGCGCAGCTTCTCGCGAACAGTGTGAACGCAGCGACGTACGACATCGCGGACGCCGCGGCGAACGCGACCATCGCGGAGCGCGCCGTCGAGCGCCAGAGGGTTCACGGCGTCGTGACGTCGGTCGAGTACATCGGTGCCGCGATTGCCGCGGACAACACGGACTACGTCACGGTGACGGTCAGCAAGCGTGACGGCGCGGGCGGCGCGGCGGTGGTGGTTGCCACCTACGACTCGCGCGCGGCGAACCAAGGCGCGGCCACGAGCTTCGTGCCGAAGGCCTTTGGTCTCTCGGCCGTCGCGGGTGCGCTCAACCTGCTCGAGACGGACATCATCACCATCACGGTCGCCAAGGGCGGCGCGGGCAAGACGATCACGGGCAACGTGCGCGTCGTGCAGAAGGTCATCTGAGGTAGACCATCATGGCAAACGTACTCCCGCTCAACATCTTCCCTGGGTTCACCGCCCACGGGCTCATCTCTGACCAGGTTCGCGAGATTGCCACGGTCTTCAACGCGGAAGGCGTCGAGGCCCTCACGGCGATCCCCGAGCAGAGCGTGGCGTGGGCCGACCTCGGCTCGCGGTACACGCCTGGCATGATCGACGTCAAGGTGCCTGTGCGCCTCACCTCGCTCCTCGGCTTCGAGGCGTTCGAAGGCGAGCGCAAGTACCACCAGGTCAACGTGAGCTCTGTGGCAGTGCGGCCCGCGCCGTACTCGCTCGGTCTCGAGTGGCCGATTCAGCTCACGCAGGCCGGCATTCCGCAGCTCGTCGAGTTCTACGGCGTTCAGGGCCTCGCGAATGACGTCGTGAGCCACGCGCGCGCGCTCAAGGCCGACCTCGTGGCCTCGCTCATGTTCGCGGGCTTCACGAACTCGAGCCTCGGCCTCACGGCAAAGGCGCTCACGCTGCCGCAGCCTGGCTATCCGAGCGGTCTTCCGCTCTTCACGGACGGCTCGGCTACGCCGCAGCACTTCTCTAACCCGCTCGACAGCCGCTCCACGCGGTTCTCGAACCTGTTCTACAACGTCGGCAAGCTGACCGACAGCGGCGTTCTCGGCCAGTGCCTCTACAACATGTCGCGCGTGCCGCACCCGTCGAAGGCGAACATGACCCTCGGCCTCGGCGTCACCGACTTCGTCGGCCCGACGTCGATGCTCCCGGTGTTCATGCAGGCCGCGGTGCAGAGCCTCAGCCTCCAGACGACGACGACGCCCGCGAACCTCGCGGTCGCCTCGACGAACCCCTTCACCCCGGAGCACGTCACGAACTCGCTCGCGTATGTGAACGCGGCCGGCCTCACGCCGTACCGCTTCCACATCGCGCCGCAGCTCGACGCGCATCCCTACGTCGTGGCCAATCCGACCAAGCAGATGTGGTTCGCGATCTCGCAGTCGCGTCCCTCGCTCAAGTGGTGCGAGATGGCCGGCCCGAATGCCACGTTCGCGCCGATGCTCACGCTCCTCGGCGACGGCACGGAGGAAGCCCGGAAGACGCGCAAGGTGCGTATGTTCGGCGACCTCGACGCGGGCGCGGCTGCGGGTCTTCCGCACTGCATCCAGATGTACACGGAGAGCACGCCCTAATTAGGGCTAGGAGAGGCACTCACCATGTCAGTCGCATACTGCACGACAGACGAAGTGTTCACGCTCGGCCTTGCCGCGGCGGCATTCGTCACTCGTCCTCGTGTGCCTGACGCGGTGAGTGCCAATCCGGCCGTCATCCGGATCAAGGCCCACGGATTGACCACCTCGGACGTGATCACGTTCGAGGCGGTCTCCGGGGGTAGTCTCCCGACAAGTATCAGCGGTTTCCAGCCGTACTACCCAGTGCCGATTAGCGCGGATCTCATCCACGTCGCGACCACGCCCAACGGGACGCCCATCGCGTCGTGGGCGAGCACGGGCGGTGGATGGGGCGTATGCGTCGACCCGCTGCGGCGCATCGCAGCGCATGCGCTCGAGGTGAGTTCGGAGATTGACGAGCACCTGACGGCGCATGACCCGCCGCTCCTCGTCGACCCGGTCACTGGCCTCTATCCGCAGGTCATCGTGGGCCTCGCGGCGCGCATGGCGGCTCGAGCCGCGGTGACGAGCCTCCAAGTCGAGAACGCGGCCTATCGTGTGGCCGTCGACCGGCTCATGGCGCGCGAAGAGTTCGACAAGCTCCTCCTCGCCGACTGGAAGGCAGGCAAGCCCGTCCAGCCCAGGCCGACAGACGAGGACGACCTCGCCGACAACGCACCTCGAGCGGGTTACGGTCGTCCGAATGCGGGATGGTCGCGCTCCTATGTTTAATCGTCTTCGGCAGCACATCATCGAGATCAAGGCAGCTCCCGCGCGCGTTGCGCAGGCGAGCGCGCCGCGCATCCAGGCGAAGCTCCGCGCCGACTCGACGACGCGCAGGGGTAACGTGCCCTCGTTCGCCAAGTTCGGCGACATTCCGAGCGTAGCAGTCGCGAATGGCAACAACGTCGAAGTGACGTGCGCCGACTGGGTGATGCGCCAAGTCGACAAGCGAAGCCAGATTTCGAGCTGGGTCGGTATCATCCTTGACGAGGCTGCCGCGGAGTTCCGCCGAGGCGGGCAGTAGCCGTGCCGCTCGTCGCGCAACCGGGCCAGCCGTCGACGCTGGCCGTCGTCATCCAGCAAGTCATCGACGCCTTCGCCGAGCTCGGCGACGCGACGCCGATCATGGTCGGCAAACACTACCTCGAGCACCTCGGCGCGGGCTTCGGGCCGCGCGTGCTCTTCGTGCCCGAGGCCGGTTCGGGGCGCGTCGACCGACCGATCAACCTCGGCAACGCGGCGAGTGTCGTGCATTCGTGCGACGTCTACGTCCGAGGGCCTGAGACGGGCTCCGACGTGTCGCGCTGCGATGCGGTGTACTACCTCGCCGACCTCGTGATCAACGCGCTTATCACGGCCGCGCCTGGGCGTATCGAGTGGGGTAGTCTTCGGGACGATTCGCCGGTCAACGTCGATATGCTCGGCGCCGGGCTTGTCTTCAGCTTCACTTACGCTCGCGACGTGACGCATGCGCCGCAGCCTGCGGGACGTGGTCGCTGGAACCTCGCGGCGGCCGCTGCGTCGTCCGCAGTAGCGCGACCTGTGCTACCATCCAACCGCGGCGGGCTCGGTGCGCTGCCCGACGATTCGGCGGCCGTTGAGGCGGTCGAGGTCACTACCATCCCACAGGAGTAACCCCTATGTCGGGCGTTTTCAGCATCTCGGTCACGGAGGCTCGCGGGCAGATCGCCATTCCCGCCGAGCTCGACAGGCTCGCAATCGTCATCGGCGCGACGAGCGCGGGCACGGGCATGAGCTCGTTCTATTCGAGTGGCGCGGCGGCCGTTGCGGCCCTCGGCTACGGCGACGCGGTCGACGCGGTCGCGCAGATCATCGAGCAGAAGCAAGCCACGGGCACGGCGCGCAAGTACCCTGTCGCGTGTTACAGCGCGACGCACGCGGACGGGACCGCGGGCTCGTTCGGCGCGATCACGAAGGTCGGCACGGGCGTCACGGTGATGAGCGCGCACTCTGGCTCGCACCCGTACGGCACTTACAAGCTCGTGATCAAGTGCGTCACGGGCGGGACCATCGGCACGTCCGGCGTCCAGATCCGCTACTCGCTCGACGGCGGGCGCCACTACTCGCCAATCATCGCGCTCGGCACGGCGACGACGTACATCGTTCCGCATAGCGGCATTCAGGTCGACTTCACTGTTGCGACCATCGTCGCGGGCGACACGTTCTCGTGCCGCACCTTCGCGCCGCAGCCGGGCCCGGACGACCTCACGGCGGCGTTCGCGGCCATCGCGGCGTCGACCATCGACTCGGCGCTCATCGTCGTCGAGGGCGACACGTCGACGGGCAACTTCGCGGCAATCTCGTCGGGGATCGACGCCTGCCTCGCGGTCGGCAAGCGGGTGACGGTCCTTTGCCGTACGCGCCTCCCCGACTTTGAGGCGAGCGAGACCGAGCAGCAGTGGGCCGACGCCATCGCGTCGAGCTTCCACAGTCTCTCCGACTCGCGCATTCACCTCCGCGCGTCGTATGGCCTCCTCACGGACGCCATGACGGGCAACCAGTACCTTCGCGGCGACCTCGCGCAGTACGCGGCCGACGCCGTGCGCGTATCGCGCTCGTCGTTCCCCGACGTCCCCTCCGACCAGCCGATGGCGAACTTCACGCTCGTCGATGCGGCGGGCGTCACGGTCGGCCACGACGAAGGGCCTCGAGGCGCGGTGACGGGCCTGAGCAACGAGACGCTCGGCAACCGCTTCGGCTGCGTGATGCGCCTCCCCGACGCGACCCGTCGCGAGCAGGTCTTCTCGTGCGTGCCGTGGGTCATGTACGCCGCGGATGAGCGCATCAAGAACCTCCCGACGCGCCGCATCGCGAATGCCATGGAGCGCGTCGCCGTGTCGGCCGGCACCTCGCAGCTCGGAGCGAAGCTCTTCTACACGCCCGCGGACGGCTCGCCGGGCTCGCAGGCGCAGCTCACGGACGTCTCGCGGAATGCCATTCACGGCGTCATCTACCAGGCGCTCGCCGTCAACTTCACGAATGACATTCAGAACGCCAACGCGGCCGGCCTCGACACGGGGCTTGTGCAGGTGTCGCCGTACGTCACCGTTTCGGGCGGCAACCTGCTCACGGTGTCTGTCACCCTGAGCCCGCTCGTTTTCGGCTACCTGCTCTCGCTCGACATCGTGCTCGCCATTCAGGAGTAACGCATCATGGCTGGAATCACGCGAACCACGGACGTCGAGCTCGACGGCTCGACTGTGACGGTCACGTTTGGCCGTCACGAAATCAAGGCGCTCTCTGCCAGCTACGGCGACTCCCTCGAAACCGAGGTCGTCCGCATGATGGGCTCGCAGCAGCAGAACGCGAGGACCGCGGGCACCTACAAGACCGAGAGCGTGAAGATCAAGTTCCGCGCTTCGATCTTCCGTGCTGAGGTCATGCCCCTGTTCCCGACGAACGGCGGAGGCAACAGCCGAGTGCCGATCACGGTCAACTTCTCGCACCCGGACATCGGCTCGGATAGCGACCTCCTCGACGGCGCCCGTTGCACGAACTGGACGGCCGCGGCCGAGGCGTCGTCGAAGGCCCTCGAGGTCGAAACGACGTGGGAGATCTTGCAGGTCTACTGGACTTCGGACAGGAAGACGATCAACTCGCTGAACGGCATCGTGCCCTCGGGCGCGTCGGCGTTCTGATTAGGTGGCGCGCTGCGGGCTCTAGCGGGCCCGTGGCGCGCGTTTCGTACGCAAGAGGGGTAACGACATGGCAATCGATTGGAAGGCGCGCCTTGATGCCGCCAAGGCGGCGAAGGCTGCGGCCGAGGCCGCGTTCACGGACGACGACCGCGCCGAGGCGCAGGCCCGCGCCGAGGAGGAGACCATCCTCGCGGCTGCGCGAAAGCTCGCCGCCGAGAAGCTTGAGATCGACCTCGCGAGGCGCGAGGACGCCGCGCGCGAGGCGCTCGGGCCGCGCATCCCGGTGCGCAGGCTCGTGCTTGAGGATCTAGGGCACTCGATGATCGTCCGCGCGCCGTCGGCCAAGGCGCATCAGGCGTGGGAGAAGCAGATCGCGGAGTCGGCTAGCAACCCGAAGATCGACCGCGCCGAAGTGACGCGCAACTACGCGCTCGCGAGCGTGTACGACTGGGATGGTGCGACGGACCTGCACGGCCTCGCGTCGGCGCAGGGCGCCGAGCTGCTCCGCTTCGTCAAGGAATACCCGGCAGTCGCGACCAGCATCGCGAACCTCGCGGCCGAGCTCGGAGGTCTCGTCCTCGCGAGCCGGAAAAGCTGAGGTCAAGCAACTCTGCGAGCAGGGCCGCCGAGGCGTGGTCTACTCGCAGGGGGACGAAGTCGTCGGGCGCGTGAGTGCGGCGCAAGTGCGCGCCGAGCTCCTACGCGCTCACCGCGCAGGCGAAGACTCGCCCGAGGCCGAGGCCGGGGCTATCCTCGAGGCCGAGACGGCCGTCGAGATCCACGAGATCCGTGATATGATCCGCGGGTACCTCGACGCGCTCGCGCGAGGCTAGTCGACCGGGAGGCAAGAGTGGCATCCGCTGAGACCGTCGTTCTGACTTTACAGGAGCAGATCAGCGGTCCGGCGGAAGCCGCGGCGGGCGGCCTGAGCAAGCTCGAGCAGCAAATCCTCCGCGAGCAAGCCACGCTCGCGATGCTGGAAACCAAGCTCGGCAACGCGCGCCAGAAGATGGACATCCTCGCCGCGGGCACGGTCGAGCCGAAGGCGATTGCGGCCTACGAGAAGCAAGCGGCGGCCGTTGAGGACTTGAATGCTCGACTCGACCTAGCGCGCGCGAAGTTCGCCGAGCTTGCGAATGCACCCGAGCCCGACGAAAGCGCCATCACATCCGCCTCGTCGCAAGTCAACACGCTAGGAATGGCGGCATCGGCGGCGACCGAGAAACTCGCCGCGATGGGCTCGCCCGATCTCGGCGTCGTCAACGTCGCGCAACTCCAAAGCGCGAGCGGCCAGGTTGACTACTTCGGTATCAAGTGCGAGGAGCAGGTCGCTAAGATCGAAGAACTCAAAGGCCAACTCTCGGGCCTAGGTGACGCGGCCAGTGCGCCTGCGGCCGAGGTCGAAAAGCTCGGCGACGCAATGGGTGCCGCGGCCGGGCCTGCGGGCGTATCGAGCGAAGCCTTGGGCGACCTCGGCGAAGCCTCGCAACGGCTCGCCGGGCCTATGGGCGAGAAAATCGGCAAGCTTCGGCAGTTCGGCGAGGCGCTCGCGGAACTCGGGCCCGAAGCCATCGCGGCGGCCGTTGCGGTGGCCGCGGCCGTGGCTGCGATTGCGGCCATCGGCGCCGTGTTCGTCGCGGGCGTAAAGTCCGCAGGCGAGTACCGAGACGAGCTTTTGAGGCTCCAGGGCGCGGTCGGCGGTAACGCGGAAGCGGCCAAGGAACTACAGGGCGCCATTACGCAGGTCGCCTCGGGCTCCGCGCTCGCTCGCGACAAGATTACCGACCTCGCCGGACAACTCGCGCGCGCGGGCTTGCAGGGCGCCGAGCTTCGGAACGCGCTTGAGGCCGCGGCGATTGCCTCGTCGGCCGGTGGCGACCAGATGGCGAACGACTTCATCAAGGCCGCCGAGGCCGCGAAGAAGACGGGCGGAAGCGTCGACGAGCTATCCAAGGCCATGAAAGACAAGCTCGGCGGCGTGGCCGCCGCGCAGGCGTTGTCGTTCGGCGTTCAGATCGACAAGCTCAAAGAGAACCTCGTCGGCCTGTTTAGCGGCGCCGACATCACGCCGCTGCTTGAGGCGATGCACGCGCTTCTATCGATCTTCGACGCTACCACGGCCGAGGGGCAGGCGATGCGCGAAACCATCGGTGGCGCGATTGAGTTCATCATTGGCGCCTTGCTTCGATTGGGCACGATCTTGCTTTACGCCTATGTGGCAATCAAGAGCAACGCAGTTGCCTGGGCCGTCGTGAAACTGGCTGCGATGGGGGTCGTCGCTGCGCTCGTATTTGTCGCCGCGGTGGTTGGCGTAATCATCGCCATCATGGGCGCGGCGTGGGGTGTAATCACGATGGTGTGGGGCGCAATCGCCTACATCGGGATGGCGGTAGTCAATGGTCTCTCGACAGTCGGGAGCTTCCTGTACGAGTACCTGATTCAGCCTTTCGTTGACGCCTACGACGCGCTCTCGTCCTTCTCGTTGGCCGAGATTGGCAGCAACATGATCAACGGCCTAATCGGCGGCATCAAGGGCGCCGCAGGCGCATTCGTGTCGTCGATTGTTGGCGTGGTGAAAAGCGGAGTGCAGGCTGCGAAGTCCGCCCTCGGCATCGCGTCTCCGTCCAAGGTGTTCGCCGACATCGGCCTCAACACGGGCGCCGGCATGGTCCGAGGCGTCGACGCGAGCGCGGAGGACGTGCAGGCCAGCACGGAGGGCCTCGCCGACGCCGCGGTTACGGGTGCGACGGCGGGCAAGAAGGCCGCGGGCGCACTCGGCGCCAAGGGCGGCGCCTCTACAGGCTTCGCGCCGACGTTTAGCAACTGCAACTTCGTGGGCACCACGCAGCGCGAGGTCGAGGCCATGATGCGCGCGGTGTTCGAGGCTGAGTATCTCGACGCGGGAGCGGTGGCATGAGCGAGCCGAGCACGGGCACGGTCGACCAGGCGGGCACGTTCTCGCCGGATGACTACTACAACCGCAGCATCACGCCGCTCAATCCGTACATCAGCCACACGGAGTGGGGCCTCGTCATGATCGGCGACAACCCCGTCCCCGGCATCGTGACGGCCATTGAGGGCGCGTCGAAACCCGAGGAGTGGAGCGTCCAGAAAGGCACGAGCGCGTCAAACGCCACGACCGTGTGGAAGGGCACGAAGCTCGCTGAGTCGATCAAGATCACGACGAACCTCTTTGACGTGCTCCAGGTCGACGCATACTACGTCTTGCGCGACCAACTACGGCCGAAGCTCGGCACGAAGCCGCCGTCGTGGATCGTGGTCAATGCGCACATCAACTGGGTAGGCATCACGCGCGTCGCGGTCGTGGACATCACGCCACCGAAGTGGATGGGCGCGTCGAATAGCTGGGAAGGCACTGTCACGCTCATCGAATACAACCCGAGCAAGCCCGCGAAGGCCGGGCCTGCGGGCGCGGCGAAGGCAGGCAACGGTGGCGGGCAGGGCACAAGCAACAACTCGCCCCCAAGCGCCAACCAGCAAGCGGCCGAGGAGTTCAAGCAGGCAGTCGCCGCGGCGAAGGCGGCATAGCGTGTCCACGGTCGGCACCGCGCACGCGCACACGCTGCGCCTCACGCTGCCGCGCTACGGCCAGTGGCGCCTCGACGCGGTACTTGAGGGCGGCGACGTGCCTGCGGAGGGCTCGACGGTGTCGGCCCTCGTTGGCGACCTCGAGCTCACGGGCAAGGTGCTTCGCGCGGGCTTCGACGCGCCCGATAGGCCGCACGTCGTGCTCGTCGGCGGGCTCGGCTGGGAGACGCCGCTTGCGGCGCCCGTGAGCTACCAGAGCGATGCGAGCGTGATGCTCTCGACCGTGCTCGACGACCTCGCGCGGCGCGCGGGCGAGACGCTTGAGCGACCCGCCGACGTGCCGCTCGGGCTAGCCTACGCAAGCCCGGCGAGGCGCACGGTACGCGACGCGCTGAACGCGCTCGCGCTCGTCGGCTACACGCCGCCCTGGCGCGTCGACTCGGACGGCGTGACGCGCTACGGCGACCGCGTGGGCACGACCGTGACGGCGCGCTCGACCATCATTCGGCGCAACTTCGGCGTGTCGCTGCGCATCGTCGGCATCGACTCGCCCGCGGCGTTCCTGCCGGGGAACACGCTCGTCGATGGTGACGCGAACGTGCTAATCACGCGGGCAGTGGTAGACGAGGCGACGAACCGCCTCGAAGTGGAGGTGTGGTCGTGAGCTTCCTCGCTGGGCATGATTCTCAGGACACGATGATCGCGCTGCTACAGGCCGCGAATCTGAAGGCCATCACGCCGAGCGACACGACCGATGTCACGGCAGAGACCACTCGCGGCCTGTTCGTGACATCGAACGGAGGCGTGCATATCCGCACGCTCGACGGCGTGAATATCGACCTCGGCAACTGGACGAAAGGCAGCATCATTCCGATTCACGTCTCGCGCGTGCTCGCGGCAACCGCGGCGACGGTGTACGGGCTGGTCTAGTGGCTGCCGCTCCGACGCTCCGCGAGCTCGTCCTGCGCATCGTCGCCGAGGCGTTCCCCGCGCTCGTGTACGGCGTGCCGCGGACGTACGTCGTGCAGAGCGTGCGCTCGGACGGCCGCCTCGACCTCTCGCCGCCTCCCGATGCGACGATGCTGCCCGAGCTCGTCAACGTCGAGCCGTGGACGCTGAACGGCGTCACGGTGGCGCCTACGCCCGGCACGGAGGTCGTGGTCGTGTTCCGCGACGCAAGCCCGTCGCGGCCCGTCGTGGTGGGCTACGCGCAAGGCGTCGCCGCGGCCGGTGGGTCGCCCAACGCGACGACGCCGACGCGCCTCGAGGTCGACGCGAGTGACACGGTCACGGTCGGCGCGAGCGCAAGCGCCGTCGAGCTCGCGGGTGGTGGCTCGTCGGTAGCGCGTGCGGGTGATACGGCGGGGCGGCTCATCTTCGACGCGGGCATCCAGACGCTCTACTACGCGCCGGGGCAGCTCGCACCCTACGTCGCCGTGGAGTCGAATCAAAGCAGCCCGGTGCCACCACTGCCCACGGCGCTCGGCACAAGCATCGTCATCGACTCGGGCTCGTCGAAGGTCACAAGCGGCTAGCGCCGTGATATAGTCGCGCCGTGGCTCGCAACGCGCCCGCAGCCTACGGGACCGACCTCGGGTGCATCCTGAGCACGGATTCCCTATTCAGCAGCACGACGGGCATCGACGTCGTGCGCCAGGACGCCTATCACCGGCTGCTCACCGATAGCGTGCTCGGGCCCGCGGGCGACGACTGGGGCTACGACTGCCGGCGCTTGCTCGGCGCGAAAGACTCGATGATCTCGGCTATCCAGCCGCTGCTCACCGAGGTGCTCCTACGCGACGAGCGAATCCAGGGCGCGACGGTAAACGTCAAGGCGAGCTCGACGGGCACGGGCCTTCGGATCGTCACCGTGACCGCACAATGCCAGACGGCCGCGGGGCCCTTCGACCTCGTGCTCTCGATTGATAACGTGTCAGTCTCGACGATTGACCAGCAGACGAGCTAGCCCATGGGTCTATTCGAGTCGTCGCAAGTGCCCGAGACCGAGGCGTCGATCCGCGCGAAGCTCATCAGCTACGCACAGGCTGCGGGCCTTCAGGTCACGTCGTGGCTCGTCGGCTCGGTAGGGCAGCAAATCCTCGAGACGATGGTCGCTGGCCTGTACGGATACACGCAGACCGTTCCGACCATCGTGCGCGGGTTCGCTTCGCTCGACACGGCGACGGACCCCGGCGATGTCGACCCGTACGACGATACGAACGTCGCGCTGACGCCCGCGCCGGGCTTCCTCAGCAACATGGGCGCGAACGTCTATGGCACGACGCGGAACGAAGCGTCGAATGCGAGCGGCTTCGTGACGTTCACGAACGCGGGAGTCGTCCCGCGCACGTTCGCGCCGTATGGCCTCATCTTCACGCGCTCGTATGGCAGCCCGGCGCCGACGTACACGAACACGCCCGATGCGGCCATCTACACGGGCGTCGGAGGGACGGTGACAGTCGCCGCGGGCTCGTCGCTCACGATCCCCGTCGCGGCAATCTCGCCGGGCTCGGCGAACTCGGCGACGATTGGCTCGCTCTCGCTCACGACGTCGCTCCTCGGGTGCTCGGCGACGAACGCGGCCGCGGTGCTCGGCACCGACCGCGAGGGCGCCGACGCCTACCGCGCGCGCTGCCGCACGGCGCCCGCGCGCACGTCGCTCGGCGGGCCGGGCGCGGCGATTAGCTACCTCGCGGCGACCCAGTACGACGGAACGCCTGTGATCAACGGCTCGGGCACGGCGTCGAACATCACGCGCGTCTACGTCTCTTCGGATAGCACGACGGGCATCGTCGACGCGTACTACGCCTCGCCCACGGGCCCGGCGACGGCCGAGGACGTGACGGCCGCGAACCTGAACATCACCTCGTATGCGTACGCCACGCCCGACGCCATCACGTTCACGGGAGTCGCGGCGACGGCGACGACCATCGTGTGCAGTGGCACCGTCAAGATCAAGGCGCGTCCCGGCCTCGTCGTGGCGACGATCAAGCAGGCAATCGTGGACACGCTCGTCGACTACTTCTCGACGATCCCCATCGGCGGCGTCGACCAGGTCGCGGGCGCAGGCGTGGTGTACGCGGCCGACATGCAGGCCGTCATCCGCACGGCCTACGTGGGCCTCTACGACCCGATCCTGACCTCGCCGGCCGGTGCGAGCACGGCTATCGCGCTCGGCCACGTCCCCGTGCTCTCGACGTCCACGGCCTCGTGGACGGTGACGGTGGTCTGACGTGGCGGGCTTCGTCGGCACGTTTCAGCGGGCGATTGCGAACGCGCTCGTCGCGTTCTTGCAGGACAAGAACGTCCAGCGGCTCGTGCAATCGTTCGGGCTCGTCGAGGACGATGCGGCCGAGTCGCTCGCGCAGGGCGTACGGCTCTCGCAACCGTTACGCGCGGACACGTCGGCGCTGCCGTACCTCTCGGGCGACCGCGGCATCACGCTCTACACGACCGAAGGCGACGTTTCGCAGCGCGACCGGCTGGCGCACTGGTGGCAGCTTCACCGCATGCGCGGAACGCATCAGGGCGAGATGCGCTATGCGCACCCGTTCTTCAATGACCAGTTTGGCGGACTGCCGAAGATGCGCATCGTGCATCAGGCCGGCGACGGCTCGTCGGCTACCTGGCACACGCTCGACGCGGCCGACGTCTACACCGTTCAGCGGCACGCGCCATCGAACTGGAACTGGGATGGTGTCACTTCGGCGTGGTCGCGATTCTGGGTCATCATCTACGTAGACACCATCGCATTCCCTGCGTCGTCGAAGTGGGATGGCGTGTGGCCGAACACGCCCTACTGGGATAATGCCTCCGACATATGGGACAGCCTGCTCACGTATGACCAAGTGCAGACGGTGCGGCACGCCATCGAAGAGTGGAAGTCGGCGCACTCAACGCTCTGGGGCATCATCCTCGCGACGGACCCGACTTCATTCAACCCGACGTCGAATCCGACCATTAGCATGGATGGTTGGTCGTCGCTGCCCGTCGGTAACTGGTATTCGACCATCGACCCCGTGACTGGCAAGCTCTCGCGACTGCCGACGTGCGCGGTCGCCTACAACCTGGGGAAAGCCTGATATGACCACGAGCGTCACGCCCATCACGCCCGTCGCGACGTTCACGACGAACGTCTACCCGCCTTTGAGTGGCACGACGATTCACGCCGTCGACCTCGAGTCGGCCGAGCAGGCGCTGTGCAACCGATGGGCGTGGTTGCTCGCGCAGCCGCGCGTGGTCGAAGTGGTGAAGGCGTCGCAGGACGATGCGACGAGCGCGCATGCGGCTATTACTACGAGCGTGCCCGCGACGACGGGCGCATTCGCGAACATGGGAACGAAGGTCACGCTCCCCGGCCTGAAGGTCGGCGACGTCGTTCAACTGCAAGCGTCCTTCTTCGCGGAGATGAGCACGGGCGCACCGGCCTACTTGCGATTCGGCAACACGCTTACGAGCCTCGCAATCAACAACTGCGTAATCGACAACAACTACACGCAGGGGCTTGGAGGAAGCACGAACTACTGGCGCACTCCTACGCCGGTCATGCTTTCCGCGTTCTTCACCGTGACGTCGACGTATATCGGCACGCAAGACGTCTACATTCAAGGTCGAGTCGACGCGGGTTCGCTGCAAATCGACGCGCCCTTCTCGCTCGTCGCCACCGTCTACCGCACCGGCCTCTAGGAGCACGCCCATGGCCTTCCTCTCCCTCGTGACTGGCGTCGTCGACTCGACCGGCGAGCGCGTCGACCTCCCGCAGACGGATGGCACCTACCTCCCGATCCGGCTCAAGCTCGGCCAGAACCTCTCGGGCACGCCCGCGACGAATGGCGGGCAGACGGACGTCACGATTGACGCGGCGACCGTGAATGCGAGCTATGCGCAGGTCCAGGCCGCACTCGCGACGGCCGACGCAGACCTCGAGGTCGGCAACAGCTTCGGCGTCGCGGCCGACCACTTCTCGTCGGGCTCTGACCCGTCGCTCTCGGGCGCGCTGCGCACGTCGGGCGGCGAACTCGTCACCTACCGCGACTCGGGCGTCGACCGCACGGCGCTCCAGGGCAGCGCGACGACCGTCACAGTGGGCAACGCCGACTCGGATGCTGACGTGCTTATCGGCACGGGCAAGGCGTTCCAAGTCACGCTGAACGGCGTCGGGACGCAGCTCGAGGTCGCCGACGTCGTCACGCTCTACCACGGCAGCACGACGCACGCGACGGCCACGGGCGAAGTCGGGCTCGACGCGACGGGGCACCTGACGGTGTGGACGAGTGGCGCTGAGAGCTCGCTCGTCGCACAGAGTGACGCGCTCTCAGGCGACCTCGGCGGCACCGTCGCGAACCCGAGCGTCGTGAAGCTGCAAGGCACGACTGTGAGCGCGGCGCCTCCCGCACTCAACAACGTGTTGACGTACAACGGAAGCAACTGGGCCCCTGCGGCGCCTTCCGGTGGCGGCGGCGGCGCGACGGTCTACCCCGCGCTCGACAGCCACGACCTAGGCTACTGGGACTTTTCGGAGGCGTCGGGCAACTTCGCCAACCAGGGCACCGCGGGCTCCATCGATATCGTGCCCATTGCAGGGTCGACGACCTACTACGGTCAAGCGACGCCCTTCGGGAGTGGCGCCTTTATCGGCCAGAACGGCGCGGCGAGCGGCGTGACTACCGCATTCCGACCGGCGCAATTTACGATGATTGCCTTCTTTCGGCCGTTCAATTCGTTCAACGGGTCGCAAACTACGCTTCTGGCGGTGTACGATGTTGTGGCCAACGTGACTCCCTTCGGAGCTTACTGGTTCAACTCGAGCACCAACACCGATACAATGAACTGGTACGCTTATTTCTCGCAAACGGGTGGCGGTCACACGCAGATCGACGTGGCGGGTGGCGACCCTGGCGACTGGCGCGCGATGCCCTGGCGAGAGTGGGTAATGATGGCATTGACCTACGATGGGTCGACCTACAAGGTATATTTGAATGGCGGGCTCGTCGCTTCGCAGGCAAGCGGAACCGGCCCGGACTACAGCACGTCGAACACGAAGATCGACCTCCGTCAGAATCTTCTTATGGGGCTCTTCCGCATCCGTGACACGGCCATGAGTGCGAGCGACGTGCGGCTCGCATACCGTCACGCGATGGGTTGGGCGTGATAGGATAGGAGCATGACCGCTCACGACTTCGTCGCTGTCGTCGCCGCGCTCCTCGGGCTCGGCGGCTCGCTCGTGGGGTGGTTGGTGTCGAGGAACGTGGGTTCGCTCGACTCCACGCTTCGTGACACCACGTCGCAGCTCCGCGCAGCCGAGGGGCGCCTTCACGCCGTCGAACTCGCTCAGGTGAAGCACGAGGCGAATCTCACGGGCACGCGCGAATGGCTCGAACGTGTCGAGGACGGCATGGGCCGAATCGAGCGCAAGCTCGACCGATTAATCAACGCGCAGGCGGCGGATGCGACCATTCCGCCGAGACTACCAAGCAGGGAGAGGGTTTAATGCTCACGACGAACCTCCGCACCTCGATTCTTGGCCTCGTGGGCGCGCTCGGCGCTGTGCTCGTCGCCGTCGGCTCGCCCCCGTGGCTCGTGGGCCTCGGGCATGCGCTGATTGCCGTCGGCACGGCAGGCGTGGGTATCCTTGCGGCCGATGCGGCGCCTGCGCCGAAGGTCGAGGTGAAGCCCGCCGAGAGCACCGAGGCCAAGTGAGGCACACGCTCGCCGCTACGGTGTTCGCGTTCGTGCTCGCCGGTTGCACGCGCCCGCTCGACGTGGCCGTGAGGGCCGCGAACGGGTCGCGCGAGGTCGGGATGATCGCGCACGACGCGATTGAGCACGTCTGCATCCCGGCCTACAAGGCCGCGACGCGCGAGACGCTTCCGCAGGTCGAGGCGCGGTGTGACGCGGCGTCTCGGGCCTACCGCGTGTACGCCGCGTCGTGGAGCGTGGCCGTCGTCGCCATTCAGCGTGCGCAGCTTGGGCTCTCCTCGGAGGTCGACGCCGTCGCGGCGGCCCTCGCGGCGGGCAAGGCGGCCGGCGAGCTCTCGGCGGCCGTGCAGGCGGTGGCGAAATGAGCCCCGCGCTCCTGGCGGTGCTCACGACCGTCGCCGAGGCGTTCGGGCTGGCCGTCGAGGCCGTGGTGGACGCGGTCAAGGCGAAGCACCCCGAGCTCGACGCGGCGCCGCTGCCCGGCCTCGAGGCGGTGGACGCCGCGCGTGAGGAAGCGCGCAAGCGTCTAGGGCAGTGAGCGGCGACCGGCTCACGACGTGGCTTGTCACGGGCGGCGCGCTCGCTTGCCTTGTGGCGCTCGAGTTGCTCGGCACGGCGACGGTTGAGCAGGCGCCCGATCCCGTGGGCGCATGCGACGTGCTTCCCGAGGACGAATGCGCGTGCGAGCTCGACCCGGTCGTCGAGTGCCTCCTCGCGGCGACGACGTGCGAGGCCGCGCGGGCGTGCGAATCCGTGGTAGAGTAGGCCATGCTCGCCAGCGAAGAGACGCTCGTCGCGCTGAAAATGAACTCGGGCCCTCACTCGGGCGTTTCGTCGAGTACCGCGGAGAAGTCGAAGGTCGTGCTCGCGACCACTGGCACGCTCTATCGCGCGCTCGTGACGAATACGGGTGTCGCGGATGCGTACCTGTTTATTCTCGACGCGACGAGCCTGCCCGCGAATGGCGCGCTCCCCGCGCCGGGCACGGTGCCTATCCTCGTGGCGGCGGGCACGTCGAACGGTGACGAGTTCCGCTCGGGCCTCACGATGGCGACGGGCTGCACCTTGGCGCTCTCGACGACCGTCGCTTCGTTGACGCTCGTCGGCAGCAACGTGGGCCTCTTCGCCGCAATCAAGGGGTGACGGTATGAGCTGGCCGAGCGGGAGTGGTAGCGCGAACGCGCTTCGCGGCGTACCCGTCGACACGACGGCGCCCACGACGGGCCAAGTGCTCGCGTACGATGGCGCGAAGTGGACGCCGTCGAGCGATGTCGACGTCTCGGGCATGACGCAGCTTACCGGCGACGTCACGGCCGGGCCGGGTGGCGGGTCACAAGCGGCGACGGTGGCCGCGCTGCAAGGGCGCGCAGTCGCGACCACAGCGCCTACGTCGGGGCAGGCGCTCGCGTGGTCAGGTAGTCAGTGGGCGCCGACGACGATTGCGGCCGCGGGCAATGCGAGCGGCGACCTCTCGGGCACCTTCCCCGGCCCCACGGTGGCGAAGATCCAGGGGACGGCCGTGGCAAACACGGCGCCGACGACTGGCCAACTGCTCGCATACAACGGCACGCAATGGGCGCCCGCGGCGGCGCCATCTAGCGGCCTAACCCAACTCACGGGCGACGTCACCGCGGGCCCTGGCACGGGCAGCCAGGCCGCCACGGTGGCCGCGCTACAGGGCCGCGCCGTCGCCACGACCGCGCCCACGTCGGGCCAGTATCTCGGCTGGACGGGCAGCCAGTGGGCGCCATCGACGCCGCCTGATACGGGAATCACGCAGCTCACGGGCGACGTGACGACCGCGAGCGGGATCGGCTCGCAAGCGGCGACGGTCGCCAAGGTCCAGGGCCGCGCAGTGGCCACGACCGCGCCGACGAACGGTCAGGCGCTTGCGTGGGTCAGTGGTTCGAGCCAGTGGGCGCCGACGACGATCACGGCGGCGGGCTCGGCCTCGGGCGACCTCTCAGGCTCCTATCCGGGGCCGACCGTGGCCCAGATCCAGGGCCGCTCGGTATCGAGCTCGGCGCCGACGTCGGGGCAAGGGCTCGTTTGGTCGGGCTCCGCGTGGGCGCCCGCGTCGGTCGTACAGGCCGGCGCGTTCTCCTCGTCGGGCCTCACTGGCGGCGCGAATGCCGTGCCGTTCTTTGCGGCCAACGGCGCTGCTACTACCCTCGCCGCGCCCGCGAGCAAGGTTAATCAGGTGCTCGGATGGGACTCAAGCGGAAACCTCGCGTGGGTCGCGCAGATGGCCTCGGTGATGCTGTTCGCGGGCTCTCAGTATGTGACGGACGCATATATTATCGAGCGATACGACGTCGCACTTGAGGCGCCGAATGGCATCGTGACGCTCGATGGAACGGGCATCGACACCGCAACCGGCATCGTCTGATACGGAGTAGACAATGGCACTCACGGCTCTCACTTGGCGGCAGTTGCCCGTTCAGACGCTCGCGGCGGGGTACACGATTACTACGCTGCTTGACGCCATCTATACGGCGCTCGGCAGCTCGACCTACGTCAACGGCGCGGCGCGCACGCCGGGCAGTGGCGTCGCGTGGACGGTGTCGCGATTCCAGGCGGCAAGCGTGACCCAGGCCGTGTATGCCTACCCGCCGACCAACACGTTGACGCAACAGGTGATCCTCGCGGGCGCGACGACGGCAAAGACGCCCGTCATGGCGGCCTCGGCTTCGGCCTTCGCGACGAACACGCTTTATGGTGCGCTCGCGAAGAACGCGGGCGCCTTCTCCGCGTGGGACGGCGCAACTCCGTTCACGTCGGGTCAGTTCTCAGGCTACGTCGGCGTCCACACGGTGCAGGCGACGTATGGCCTCCAGGTGCGAGTCTACGAGTCGCAAGACGGCATCTTCGTCCTGATCAACGCGGCGACTGCGTTCCAGTCGAACTACTTCTTCGCGGGTGGCTTGGTCGACCCGGAGACGGGCGACACGACCTCAGATGCTGAGTCGGACGGGAAGCTGTACGCCATCGGATCCAGCAACCTGACGTTTTCGGCAACAAACTTCGATGGTGGGCTCCCGGTATCGACTGCGTCGAGCGGGCTTATGTTCGCGCATCAAGGCGCCAACACGGTGACGAGCACAGGCTGCAAATGTCTTGCGTTCACTCCGGGAGGCAGCACGCTTCTCGGACTGGCGCGCACGGGTCGGTATGTCGCGATGGGAACGGCATTCGGCTCGCGCGCGGGCAAGTACGCGCGTCTGCCGATCATCGTATCCGTCACGGATACAACGCTCAACTACACCGATCCGCCGATCACCTATGGCGGGCGACTGCGCGAAATCTGCCTCACGCGCAAGGCCGTCAGCGGGGCGACGCTGCGATCAAGCGGTACGGATGTCGGCTACTACGCCGGCAACGACGTTTCCAATGCTTCGGGCTGCGTGATCCTCTCGTGCTAGGAGTAGAGCTGTGCAGCAACTGATTGACGCCTACCTCGACACGCTCCCGACCTGCGCCGTGGTGTGCTTCCCCGCGGATTACGACCCTTCGAGCCTCGACCTCCACGGCCGCACCGCGGGCGTGGTGGACTACGAGATCGTCGAGTACCGCGACGCGCAAGGCGTGGTGCTCCTGCGTCATACGCTCGCCGCATGAGCCGCGCCGACTGCATCCCCTGCGAAGCCGAGTGCTCGGGTCTATCGTGTTCGTGCGCGTGTCATCGCACGGTGTTCTTGCCCGGCCCCATCGTGCAGCGCGCGGCGCCTCCGCGGACGATCTCGCTCGAAGAGGCTCGCGAGGTGGCCGTGCGCCAGCTCGTCGCCGCTGCGCGCGAAGTGCTTGGAAGCAAGGGCCCGACGCGCAAACTGGCAGAAACGAGACTCCATGACACCCTCGCAAAGCTTGACGTCCTCGGCCTCCGTTGACGCGCTCGCGGAGCTCGTCGTCGAGGCCGACACGCTCGGTCCGACCGTCTCGGGCGCCGTGCGTCACGCGGCGTCGGCGTTCCTCCGCACGCGGCCCGAGCTGGCTACGCCGCGCGTGCTCGCCGTGCTAGAGGGGCCCCGTGTCCGCTGATTCGCCCTACGCTCGTACGGAGCCGCACGCCGCGGGCACCTCAGTGCTCATCGGCGCGCTCCGTGTTACGACGCTGCCTGACGCCGAGGACGCACGCAGGCTCGCCTCGGCGCTCGACGACGCCATCACGCGCATCGTCCGTGACGCGCTCATCCTCGAGCTCACGGGCGGCCTCTGGGGGTCTCCGTGAGCGACGCGGTCGCCTGGCTGCTCGGCCTCGCACTGGCCTCCGTGCCCGTCGAGCGCGCGAAGAACCCGCCCGGCTGGGAGGAGTCGCCCGAACTACGCGCGCAGCGGTACGAGCACATCGCAGCGGACCTCGCCGCGGTCGCCTACGACCCACGCGAGCGCCCCGCGTACGACGGCCCGCAAGCTCGAGCACGCACGGCGGCTCTGATGCTGGGTGTCGCAATCATGGAGTCCGGCCTCGCGCGCGACGTCGACCTTGGGCCGTGTTTCCGCGGTTCGAATGGCACGGGGCCGCGTTGCGACCGAGGCCGGGCCTTCTGCCTCATGCAGGTTCACGCCGATGGGCCGGGCCGCACGACGCGCGAGGGCTGGACTGGCGAGGAACTCACCAGTGATAGGCGCAAGTGCTTTCGCGCGGCGCTGCACCTCATTCGCGCGTCGTTCCACTCGGCCGCAGGGGCCGACCCCACGCACCGACTTGACGCCTATGCTGGCGGCTCGATTGCCGCGCACGGGGCCGGCGCGGCGCGGCTCGCGTTCGGTGAGGGCCTATTCGTTCGAGCGTGGCGCAAGGCGCCTCGGGATTCAGACGTGCTAGGGGTCGAGCCGTGATGACGTTGCTCGTGTTCTTGGCTGCCGCGTGGCTCGTCGCCGACGATATGGGGTGGATATGACGTCGGAGGAGCTTCGCCGGAAGGTCGCCGACTACGCGCTCTCGCTCGACGGCCTCGGCGCCGACGGGCCTCGGCGCGACGCCTACCTCGACCTCCTCTCGGGCGGTATCGAGCCTGCTCAGGTACGCGATGGCATGGCGAAGATTTCCTCGTGCGCCCTTACGGTGCGCGCTATCTGGCGCGAGCTTGGGTGTCGTGATGCGGTGCTCCTGCGGCGCTACGTCATCGGGCGCGCGATGAATGACGTGATGACCATCGGGCAGCGTGCCGGCGCATGGCGCACGGGCGTCGACGGCGACTCGCCCGGTGTCGGCGACGCCGTCATCGTGGGCGTTGACCCGAAGCTGCACGTCTACACCGTGACGGCTGGCCGCGGCGACGGCACGACGTGGACGCTCGAAAGCATCGACGGTGGCCAGGGTGCGGGAGGCTGCCATATCGCGCGGCGTACGCGCATGATGGCGCCCGACGCGACGGGGCGCCTCGTCGATACGCTCGTCGACAGCGGCACACGGCGCGTCGTGTTCGGATGGGTCGACTGCGTCGCGCTGCTTGGGCCGGTGTTCGGTGTTGATTGACGAGGACGCCGCGAAGCAGTTGCTCTTCGCGGAACTCGAAGACGAGATCCACGACTGGTCGTTCGACGACCTCGCCGAGCTACTCGACTATGCGCGGTGGATTGCGCTCACCGAGCCGCACGAGCGCGCGTTCCGACGCTGCGAGAACTAGCTAGTCGAGCCAGAGCGTCGGGTCGCACGCGGGCACCTCGCGCGCGAGCCTCGCGGCCTCAATGTGCGCCTCGTACGCAAGAGCGTCGCCCGTCTCGACCCAGTGCTCCCACGCGGCCGCGCAGACGGTCCCCAGGCGCGTCGCGAGCGACAGGACGGCCGGAAGGTCAGCCACGGCGGCAAGGACGATTCTACGGGCGCCTGTGAGCCGCGGCGGGGCGTCGAGGACGGCGGCCCGCAACGCCTCCCGCTCGGCGTCGACCGCGGAGGGCCGACGCGCGAGCAAGAGGGTTGCGAGGCGCAGCACCGCGACGGCCTCGAGGCTGGACGCGAGGGCGTCGGCGAGCTCGGGGGTCAGCGCATCGCTTGACGTATGGCCTCCTCGGCTTCCTCTACCGTCCGGACGATGGCGACGTGTACGCCGCGGCGAATGGCCGCCTCGCACCACGCGAGCTGCTCGGGTCGCACGCGGCCGGTGGGGCTCTTCAACTCGAGGCCGAAGGCGCGCCCGTCGACGGCGCCGACGAGGTCGGGGCTGCCAACGCCGAGGCCGTAGGTGATGCGGTTCGTGGTGAGCACGCGCGCGGCGGTAGCGCGGCAGTGCGGGCAGAGTTCGCGCGCGAGGAGTGGGCCGACGTTGCCGGTGTGGCCTGAGCCGACCTCGTTGCGGAAGATGGTCAGCGAGGGCAAGTCCGCGCGCTGTAGGGCGCCGACGCGGGCGAGCACGGCGCGTTCGAGCGCGGCTTCCGGTCTAGCGGGCATGTGCTCCCCACCGTGCATAATCACCGCCACCTGTGCCTCGAATTGGATTCCCCTTGCGGAACTTCGGCTCGCGATAGCCTGCGCCGGGAAACCGCCTTTCGTAACTAGCATCTAGAGACAAAATCCGCTCCCTGTCTGAGTCTTCTCGTATGACCCAGATCCAACGATCCTTGATTTCTTGCTTCTTCTCGCCATCCCACGAACCCCCACGGCTGGGGGGGGCACCATTCGGTGCCACGTTGGCGCCCATATCCAGTTGCATGCTCGATAGAGCGAGCCCGTGTGACCCACGGACGGATCGGAGTAGCTGACGACGGTGGTTGCTCTGGGGCATTCGTTGGCTATCCACTTGGAAGCTGACGACCACTGTCGAGATCCTCCGTTCTTTTCACCTGTAAGGCACCATCGAGCGAGCTCTAACCATTCCTTCGGAAGCCTCCTAGATGCGGGGGAGGCAAACACGATGACGCCGAAATCGTCTCGGTAGGTAAAACTTCCTCTTGCCGATGGCCCTAGATAGTGCCTTTCGGCGAGGATCGCGTCCGTTGGAAAATCGCGAATAGCGAATGGCAGCGCAGCCTGTTTCATGTGGTCCGACCAGTCGCGCACTCCTCGCACGCAATCGTCGGCATCTCCTCGGGCGAGACGCAAAGCGCCCCGTGCTCGCACCGATGCGCCGGCAGCATCGTCACGCGAGCCATGCTGGCCTTTCCGAGCGCGTCCAGCGCGCCCGTGTGCCCCAGGATGCGACCTTCGTGCGGTAGTAGGCCCGGTAGGCGCTGACGGCGTCGTCGCCCTTCAGCTCGACCGGCATCGCTTGGGCGAACGGCGTACGCGGTCCCTCGGGTAGCGAGTCGAGCGCGACCGCCGCTTCCTCGAGCGCGTCGGCGCTGCCATGCGTGCGGCCGTAGCGCGACGTGTACTCGGCGAGCAGCGCGCGACCGTGGGCGACGAGCCACGCGAAGTTGGCTTGTGTGGCCCCAGCCCACCGCGTGCAGGGATGCGCCTCGTGCGTCGAGCGGTAGCGCACCTCGAGGCCGACAGAGCGCGCGACGGTAGAGGCTATCTGAGCGGTTTCGAGGCACATCTTCACGACGTGAACGTCTGCGAGGGCTTGTGCTGCGCGCACGGGGTCGTCGTCGACCGCAAAAATGTTCACTTGGTTGGCTCCTTCGGGGTGTTCTCGCCACCGGTTAGGTCGATGACCATCGTGCCCTCTTCGTCGACTAGGGTTGACGAGAGGTCGAACGCGGGGCGCTCGTGGGCGCAGGGGCGGGTGGCGCGGCACTTGGGGCAGGGGGCGTAACGGGGTTCAAGTCGCATCTTCAGCCCTCCACCGGAACGCAGACGAGCGTGTCAATCGGCACCTCGGCGGGCAGGTACTCGACGGCAGCCTCGCGCGAGGCGAACACCATCGCAGCCTGCTTGTCGTGCGACCACGCGAGATAGCCGTCGTCGTTCAGCCCGACGAAGTAGAGGCCCGCGAATGGCATCTTGAGAATCAGCATCACTCCTCCTCGTCCTTCGCCGCCTCGGCCGCCGCGGCGCCGAGCAGCGAGTATCCACCGATATCTCGCCAGGGACTCTCGCCCAACGCATCGCGGTCGGTGGCGATGCGAAAGAGCTTGTCGAGGACGCGCGTCACGGCCAGCGCGTCGCGGTACTGCTCGGGCCGGATGCCCGTGGGGTAGAGGATGCGCAGCACGTCGCCGGCCCGGCCGAAGCTGTCGCCGTAGGCCGCCTGCTTGACGTCGACGAGCGAGCCTAGTGCGCGGCCCGCGGCCTCGTATCGGCCCGCGGGCGGCTCGCGGGAGACGCACTCGAGGCAGCGCGTGCGGCCTCGGGCGGCGCGGAATGGGGTGCCGCAGCGGTCGCAGGGTATCACTTCTCCTCCTTTGCGGCGCGGAGCCGCTTGATTTCGGCGAGCTCGGCGCGCAAATCGTCAATCTCACCGCGCATCGCGATTCCGACGAGCGATGCCCGCTCGCACCCGTCTCGGAACCGCTCGACCTCGGCCCGCGCCTCGTCGCGCTCGCGCTCAGCTCGCTCCAGCCGCCTGTGAACCTCCTCCAGCGGGTCGCCCGGCCTCGCGCTCACAAGCTGGTAATCGCAGGTGTAGTCGAAGTCGCCCTCGGGCGTCTCCACACGGTTGCACTCGCGCGCCTCGCCGTACGGCACAAGCAAGCCCCACTCGATTGCGGCAGTGTCCTCGTGCCATCCGTCCGTCGAACGGTCGCGGTGGTACTCCAGCGATGCCTCGGCCGCGTCACGAGCCTCGTCCGCGGTTTCGTGACGCGTAAACCGATCCTCGGGGTCGTAGCTGTACCAGAATGTCACTTCATCCTCGCTTCTTCGCGCGTCGTCCAGTCGGCTGCCGTCGCCATCGCGGCGGCCTGAGAGTTCGCAAACGTCGAGTCGACCTCGCGCCACACCCGGCGCTCGTCGACGCGACGCAGCGCCGTGACGTACCACTGGCCGTCGTGACGTAACCACACCTCCACGCGTCGGTCGTCGCCGTCGAAGAGCCACACGCGGCGAGCTAGTTGGTCGGCGATCATCGCTTGGCCTCCAGCGCGGCTCGAAGCCGCGCCACCTCCTCGCGTAGCTCGTCGCGCTCGCGCGCCGTGCGCTCGTAGAGGCATGACTCGCACAACCGCACCCGGTCGCGCGTCAAGCAGTCCGCGTAGGCAGCGCCGCAATCTTCGCACGCCATCACGCCCTCCTCGCGTAGTAGGACACGAACCCCTCGTGAATGTCATTCGACTCTTCGCGGCTAAATGCGCCTCGACAGTGCAGCCCGTTCCAGTCGGTCACTGCGCCGTCAGGACCGAGCGAGAACACCATCGTCTCGTAGGCGCGTCTGTAGCCGATGTCCTCTTGTTCGCGGCTTCCCATTGGATACCACTCCCCCACAGAGGAAACGCGATAGGATCCCACGCGCGTATGTCGCCACCATCGGCACCGGTCGGCTCCGATGAAGTGGCCCGGAAAGTCCTTCTCTTCGATCATTCTTGCTTCCCCTTCAAGCTGGCAATCTCCGCGAGATAGGCGCGCTCCCGCATATCCCAATCGAGCGCGCGTGTGTCGTAGGTGCCGACAGTTTGATCACTCAGCGCCAGGCGGCTGCGTAGTCGGACGTGCTCCGTTCTCAGGGCAATCAGTTCCGACTCCATCTCCACATAGTCAGTCACGAGCGCGTCCCATTCGCTCTCGACAAGGTGGACGCGGAACCCCTCTGCGTCGGGCAGACTGGCACGAAGGACGCGCATATCAGTCGGCCTCATGCGCGCCCCGTCGAGCCGAAGCCCCCGGCCCCGCGCTCGGTAGCGTCCAGCGCCTCGACCTCCACCGCCTCGCACCGCGCGACCGGCGAGACGACGAGCTGCGCGAGCCGCTCGCCGTGCTCGAACTCGACGGGCTCGCGCCCCAGGTTCGCGAGGCCCACGCGGATCTCGCCGCGGTATCCGGCGTCAATCGTCCCGTGCGCGCAGTGGAGTCCGCGCAGGAACAGCGACGAGCGCGGCCGGATCTCGCCCTGGTAGCCCTCTGGGATTGCGACCGCGAGGCCGGTGCGCAGCAGAACGCGCCCGCCTGGGTAGAGGCGCAGGCACGCGGGGCTTCGGGTGTAGTCGTAGCCCTCCGCGCCGTCGAGCGCGATTCGGAGGTCGAGGCCGGCGTCGCCCGCGCGCGCGTAGGCGGGCGGCGGGAGGGTGGGGTCGATGCGGCGGATGGGTAATGACGGCATTAGAACAGGCTCCTTTGCTTGTCGGTAGAGAGGCACCCCGGCGAGAACCACACGCGCTCGCGGTGCGAGTTTTTGTTCGTTCCGTCGCGGCGCTGACTGCCGAAGCCGCCATGCGCCTTCCAAAACACCGCGCGCCACGACGACGGCATATCGTGCTCGCCCTCGTAGCCACAGAGTGCGATGCGAAGGCGCGTGTCGTCGCCGTGCTCGACGGCCCACGCGCGCACGTCCGCGGAGATTCCACGGCCGCCAGCGGCATAGTCAATCGCGCCGTCGCAGTACGGCGGATCGAGGAAGATTCCCGTCGTGCCATGGCGCCACGTCACGGAGTCGCCGAGCACGCGCGTCCAGTCCCCGCATGCGACGCGCACGCGACGGAGGCGAGCGGCGAGCGTGGATAGATAGGCGGCCAAGGGGATAGGCTCGTCGCCCATGCCCGCGCCGAGGTGCGGGAGCTGCCGATGCACGCCCATGCCCGCGCCGAGGTGCGGGAGCTGCCGATGCACGCCCCTGCCCGCGCCGCCGTCGTTCCACGTCTCCTCGCGGCACCAGCCCGAGCCAATCCAACCGCACAGACCATAGACCCACCATCCGGCAACCTTCGCGTCGTGGAAGTGCGGGTCACGCATCATTCGTTCACGGAAGTCGGCCTGCGCAACAAGCCAGTGGTGCCGCGCTTCGATCTCGGCCTCGTTCACGGGCACGTCGGCCCACTTCGCTACGGCCTCCGGCTCGGCCTGGAGTGCGCGCCAAAAGTTCGCAAGATAGCAGTCGCGGTCGTTGACCGTCTCGGTATGCGGCTCATGCGGTCGGCCGAGTAGGACGGCGAGCGAACCCGCGAACGGCTCGACGTAGTTCGGCACGTCGCCGAATGCCTCCCAGACGATAGGGGCCACGCGGCTCTTGCCGCCGAACCAAGGGAACGGTGCCTTCACTCTCCAGCCCTCCGAATCGCTGCGATCATGTCCCCACGCGCGGGCGTTTCGCCGTAAGTCCCGCGGTACCGGTGCGCCGCACTCCACGGGTTGCGCCCCTCCTCGACAGCATCGCGCACGAACCGCACAAGCCGCGCGAAGCGGTCGTCCTGACTATCCGCCTTCGCCCGCACCTCGACCAAGTCCCGCGCGAGCACTTTAGGGGGCGGCGGCGGCGGCAGTTGTGCGCCGCACGCCGAGCACACTTGGCCCCCCGGCCCCCAAGCGTGGCACTTGCGGCACTGGACGATGCTCGGCAGCTTCTCCGCGCGTCGGATCGCCTCGCCGTCGAGGTGATAGGTGCGCGCCTCGTCGGGCAAGCCGTGACGGTGGACGTTGCCGCGGAGGTCGACGACTGTACACGTCCCCTTGCCCGGTGCGACGCGACGCCCGCGCCCGATGGCCTGAAGATAGCCGCCAGCGTGGCCGAAGAGCGTGGCCAACATCACCACGGAAGCGCGAGGCACGTCGACGCCCTCGACGAACAGGCGATAACAGCACAGCACGTCAATCGACCCCGCGTTGAACGCCCGAATCAGGTGCTCGCGGTCGCGCGTGTCCGCGTCGACGTGCGCGGCTCGGATGCCCCTCTCACACAGCTTCGCCGCGCACTCCCGCGAGTGGGCGAGACTGTGGGCGAACAGGACGCCCGGCGAGCCCGCGGGCCACGCCTCGGCAGGGTCGCGCGCGAGGGCTTGGGTGGTTTCGGTCGGCGCGAGCACGCGCACCGGGGCGAGACAGCCGAGCGCGACGAGCTCGAGCGGCGACGGGCCTGGAATCAAGGCGTCGAACGCATCGCCCAACGTCGCGCCGTCCGCGCGCTCGGGCGTCGCGCTGAAACCCACATGCACAGCCGCGGGATATGCCGCACGGACGTCGGCGTAGCTTGAGGCGGCAGCGCGGTGACATTCGTCCCAAATCACGAGGTCGGCCGCAGGCCGCTCCGTGCGGCGCGCAAACAGGGTCTGCACCGTCGCCACGACCACCGCCGGATCCGCGTCGCCCTCGGGTGCGCTGCCCATTAGAACGCCCACGCGCTGGCAGCCGTAGGAGCGTGCGCGGGCCGCGATGTCGCGGTTGATGTCGGCAAGGTGCGACACGAACACCGCGCGCCGACCCTGGGCCTCGCACCGCCTCATTAGCTCCGCGGCGACCGTGCCCTTGCCCCAGCCGGTCGGAGCCTGCACTAGTATCCTGCGCGTCCCGGTACGGAGGTGCGCGTAAAGCGCCTCCACGGCCGCGCGTTGGTCCGGGCGCAGCGTGACGCTCACGACTCACCGCCCGCGAACCGGCAACGGAAGTCGCCGCACGCCACGACGAGCGGCCCATCCGAGCCTCGAGGCGACGACGCGACCGCCAGGGCCTCGACGTCGCCCGCCCGAGCGACGAGCGCGAGCGCCGCGAGGTGCGCCGCGCGTACCGACCACACGGGCGCAGGCTCGCCCGCGCCGGGCGACACGTCGACGTCGGCGGCCTCGACGGGCACGAATTCGAGCGTGGCGAGCGCGGTCCTCGACCGCTCGGCCGCGTCGGCCTCGGCGACGAGCTCGGCGTCCGTCGCCGAGCGGTACACGCCCAACTCGCCGAGGCGCACCGCGAGAACGCCGCGAGACGGGCAGGCGCCGAGGGCCGCGTCCCACGCCTCGAGCGGGACCAGATACGCCGGTCCGCGCCAGCCGCCGCCGTCCGCGAGGTCGAGCGTCACGGCGCGGTAGCCGTCCTCGGCCGCGAGCTGGGAGCCCTGCGCGACGATGCCGGCCTGGCCCTCGCCCTCGGGTGCTCCTGCAAACGCCCTCAGCGCCTTCGCCTCGAGCTTGCTGAGAACTAGGCTGTCCCCTCTAAGATCCATCAGTCGTCTCCGTGCGTCGGTAGGTCGGCGTCCGTGTCGTAGTGGCGCGCGCTGTGCGCCGAGATCCAGTAGTGGCGCCGGTCGACCGGC